GAGTAGAGGTAGGTAGTCAGTAGCCATCCTCCTTAGTGGTGCATAGAATCTATCTCTGGCAGTTGCTACTCTTTGAGTCATTCCGTTTTGACCTTTAAAGACACCTTTATTTTAAAGCATACTAGTTTCATCCGCCCTTGGAAGTACTATCACGATTTCCGAAAACGGAAGAGTGATGAAATATTATTGCGAATGATTCTCAATAGCAATAACAGTGGACACTTTCTCAACTGGCACATTGATAATGAGACTCATTCTCAATAACTATTTAATAAATAAGCGGCCAATTAGACCGCTTAAATATTATTCAATCAGTTGAAAGTTCAGCAATAACTAATAAAAACACAGGAATAAATATGTATAATAAGTTATACAATTTTCTATATTTATACTTCATATATTCTTCTCCAAGTTACCCAAGTAATTGCTTGAATATCACTTACAAGATATTTAAGTTCTAAATCTTTATTAATTATTTCAGTTGCTTTTCTATAATCTGTTTTTATTTGTTCTCTTAGTTTCTTACTAATTGGTGGTACATCTTTCAAGGTTATTCTTTGACCTAACCAAATACAATAGGCATGGCCATCTATACAACATTCTTTCTTATCTCCATTAATACAATTATAAAACTCTGTGATCTTTGGACCTTTAAGTATTTTTAATTTATCTGTATTTGTTTTGGCTTTTAATATTTTAAGTGCTTTCTCTTTCATCGCTGGGTATGTACTAACTGACAGATTTAAAACGTCTTGATCCTCACCCTGGACGAACAACCGAATAAGATTTTCAGCATCTATTAGGTTACGCTCCCAACGATTACTAGGAGATAAAGCAGCAATAACGAAAGCTACATCCTCAACGCTAATTGCGTATTTAATAGCAATATCTAAGGCTACTGTCTTGGCTGATTTATACCAGCTTAAGCCTTGATTGCATTCGGAAGTGGTAGCAAGTGAATAGCAGCCAAGAATGTTACAAACACCCTGACTCTCATTTTTAATTAGAAACATAGTAAAGAATAATTAAAGGCATTAAAAAGCAGCTACCAGCATTGATGCCAATAGCTGCCACATTGATTTGTATTTAGTTTTTAGTAGTCCTCTTCTGGTTCGTCTGGTTCGTCTCTTACTATCATTGTTGACTCTTCATAAGGATTAATCCCCACAATAAAGCCGTCAGAGTTACGAACAAAGAGGTTAGGATTTGGAATCTCTATATTAAATACCTCCCTTAATTACTTTTAGTTTTGGTCTTACAGCATCTGCCATTCTTTCAACAAATCTATTAAATAAACTTTTCTTTGTTGCTTCATTTGCAATAGTAACTAATGAAGCGTCTATGGTTTGTTTTCTTCTTTCGATTAGATCGAAGCCGTCTGTAATTGTTTGGTAAATATTCTCAGAGTTCTTTTCAAAATGGTATGTAGTACAAGAATCTTTATACATACCACAATAGTCCCATTTAAACCACTTCATGAAACGCTTGTAAACTCTGCCATTGTGGTTGATAAGCCTTATTCGACATCCTGCCATTTCTGGCCATTTGTAGTAAAGCTCTTGAGCCTTGAATAATGAATCAGTACAATAGACCGTTAAGTAAGAGTCTTTTGGATCTTGACCAGCTATTTGTAATAGCCAGCATTTAGTTAGGTGAGCATCTGAAGGGATGCGCCTTCTAGCAATTTGTTCACTCATCAGAAATAAGTAAGTAAAGGATAGATAGAACTCAATACCATTTGATATTGAATTCATATTCTTTGTACCTAATCTGAAGTGGTTAGCAAGTAGCAAATTGTTTCAATTATATAAACTTTTATAACTAAATATTAAGTTGAGTCTTGGGCGTGGTCGTGCTTGTGAAAAAAAAATAAATGAGAACGATTCTCAATAGCCACCCCTTCAAATTCTATGTATCACTACGGACATACACTGTGACAGTCGGCAAACTGTCCACGATTTACCCCTTTATAAGCGGCTTTATGGTAGCTAGGGGGCCAATCCCTGGCCGTCCATTACGACTTGTGCTCGAAAATTAGCAACAAAAATATTTCGAGCTAGTAAATATCTAGTTTTAACCAGAGTTTTACAATCAAAACGACCTCACCAGCTATTAATAACCAAACAAAGAAGTCAGCTATAGCCATTTTACTCTACTTATTGTCTGATCTATTAGCACTTTTAGACCTTATAGAGAGGTTACTAACCTTATTATTCTTAGGATTACCATCTTTATGGTGAACATCCTTTCCTTTTACCTTGTAACCGTTCTTCTTTGCTACACGTCTAGCCGAGTTCCTACTACTCCTATTAGCTATTTGATCAGGTTTACCTTGATAATTATCGTATTCTTTCCTGTAATTCCTATTCATTATTATAGTTACTTAAAGAACAACAGTAACGAGTTATTTTTAGAGTTAACTCTAGAGTAATTATATATATATTATATAATAAGAAGACCCAAAAGGTTGTTCTTTTTAAATGACTTGGTTATCAATTCTACTAATTTTGTGTATCAGCGTATATTTCTTCTTTCGCATATACGATCCAAATAGCCTCTAGAAGGCACTTAAAACGTTCTAACCCATATCTAACCAGTTAGCAGTACCTACAGACGCACTGGAAGCCTTCTGGAGGTCTTCTAGAGTCTTTGCGTAACCAAGTACCCCTACATTTAAACCACCTTCACCTTGAATGAACTGACGTTCTAGTTCCCACTGTTCAGCTTGTCTAGCTCTTATTGCTTTTTGTTCAGTTTGTGCCATGTTTTCTGTAAAGTACTGCACAGCCATTGCTAGAGCATCTAGTCTATCGTCATGTCTAATGCTGTTTTTCTCTTTGGAAATTCTGGTCATTTGCCAAAAGAGTTGGTATTGAGATCTAGTTTCGCTTGGGTAGCTCTCAGTGGAGGCAATATCTTTAGCGATTATGTCAGTATCGACCATGAGCCTGTGTTGGTTCATGACAGGTTCAAGAGTCTCAATAATCCTGAGTTCTTTTTGTTTTGTATGTCTGACCTCTTCAATAGAGCATGGGTAGATAGCTCCAAGGTATCTTTTAAGAAGCTCACTGAACATACCGAGTCCAAGGTTACTCTCAACCAATATTTGTTTAACCTTGTATTCCTTCGCAATGAGGGTGAGTTTTTTAAGATTAACTTCGCTATAACCGCCCCTAAGCCCACCAGAAGCAAGGAGAAAGAGATTACCATTCAAGTAAGCGACTACCGCATATCCAAGTTCATCACTTCCTTTTCCAGAAGGGTCAATAGCAAGAGTAACCCCCGTGTACTCAATAAATTCAGACCCGATCTGTCCAGGTTTGTAAAAGAGATCACCGTGAAGCCCGACAGAAGGAAGGTCTAAAGCTTTATCACCATTAGCACTCCAAATTACTTTATCTGGACCTTGTTCTCTGTGTAATCTAAAGATACATAAATCTTGAAGTTTAAGAGGATATTTTTCTTCATCAGAGAGGCTAATATCAAGAAGGAACTGGAGGTTAAACGTGGAGCGACCTATAGATTCCTTTCGAGCTTCTAGTTCCTCCCAACCAAATCTATCTGGATCTGTTGGGTGTCCAGCTAAAGATTTATCATCATCAAGTTGAGAAGTAATTTTAGGAGCTAACCGATTGCCATAATAATTTTTACGTTTAGCTGCAGTTGGATATAACGCTGGCCAAATTCTTGGATGATAACCAGCTATTTCAAGCTTGGCGTAAATACTGTCTTGTGTATGAGGTGTACCAAGGAAAACGATTTGTCCACCAGGTTTTATAACTGAATCAAATTCTTTAATAGATTCTCTAAGTTTGTCTCTAATGAGTTGAGTTTCGCAGCTTTGAGGAGTCTCTACGTCATCAGCTACGATCAGATCTGCTCTAGACCCAGTGATTTGTCCAAAGATACCACTGGATCTTACTGAAGGACTTTGATCGGGTTTCGATCCAAAGACATCGAACGCAACCTTAGAAAACCTTTGAGTGTCGCTAGGGAAGAGATCCTGTACCATGAACCAGTTTCTAAGTAGGTCATGGCAGAACACGCTAAAAGCGTCTGCACGGTCTTGAGCTGCAGAAATAACCAATACCTTCGTATCTGGATCTTTTCGCAGCCTCCAGAGGACATAGCCTGCTGTAAGGAAGGATTTACCACAGCCACGGTAGGCCATGATAATTCTGCGGTTAGGACCATTCTGTAAGTAATCAGCTAGTTGATACTGGACAGGAGTAGGACTAGGTAATCTTAAAAAGTGCCAGAGATGAGTAGCAAAAACTGGAAAGCTATCGATTGCTTCCTTAATAATTTGTTTTTGATTAACACTAGGCACTTATGTAAGATTTAACTTTAGACATATCGATCTCTGGAAGAGATTCAATCATCTCACCAATAGCCGAAATATCACCATTCTTATCAAGAGTGATACCTTGATCTTTAAGGAATTTTATAGCGTTGGCTAAGTCAGAAGCTTTAACATTTTCCTTATTGAGTTGATCAACAAGTTTTGTAGCTACCAACCTATGAAGAGCTTGAAGCTCATTCTCAGTGGCCATTCCTTGTGCTTTACGTCTAGCCATTAGACACCTTTCCCTGTGTATAGAGGGTTACCTGTAAGTTTATTAGTTTTACCAGCTTTATAACCTTGATAAGCAGGTGTATTAGCAGCTTTATCAGCAGGAGTGACAATATACTGAGCTACTAAGTTTTTCTGCTTCTTAGGAGCTGGTTCGATACCTCTGTTGTTATCCATTGTTAGTTTTTAGGAAATAAGTTTTTTTCAATGAGAGCTACAGCTTGGTCATCTATGGTGTTGTCTGTGGTAGATACAAGTTTTTTAAGCAAATCAATGATTAGCTTTTTTACTGAATCTGACTTAACAAAGGCAAGAAGAATGGGCTTGATTAAAAGGACCATTGGAAAAATTTAACTGTATCTAGGATACTACTTTGTTTTTACTTTGGTAATACCCCTTTCTTCATGACATTCTTTAGTATTGTACTGACCTATACAATGCTTTTGACGCATCTTTTCCAGATTCTGTTTATTGATTTGTTGTCTTTGAATCTCTTTATCAGATTCTGCTTCCTTTTTTAAAGCTTCGTAACCCATTACTTAGTTTTATAACCTTTAGTCATTTTCGCACTTTTTGAGTGCTTTGCAAACTTTTCTGCAACTTTAGGTTTGTTAGCATAGAGATAAGCTTGTTGTTTTTTAGATTTAAAGGGCATGACTGAAGAGAATAAAAAAGGTCTTATAGGTAGACTTAAAGATAGTGTAGAAGACCGTGAAGAGCATATTCAAGTTCTTGGTACATTTGTACGCCTTGGAGTAGTGGTCTGGTCTGGATTCATCATTTCTTTAAATTATTTGCCTTTGCCAGGTATGACTGAAGAAAAGAATAATGATATTACGTTTATAACTTTTGTTTTTACAAGTGCTTTAGCTACTTTTGGAATTGATACAGCTAAAAAGAAAGATAAAGAAAATGGAAATTCTCAACACATAATTATAGAAACACCGATTAAGATTGTAGAGAGTGACGATAAAACTGTAACAAAACTATGAAAAAGTTTATATTATGTTTACTACTATTAAACCCAGTAGCAGTAAGGGCTAATCAAGTTACACCTGCCTTTACTACAGGTAGTTCTAACTCAACTACAAATACCACTCAAACAGTAACAAGAACGCATCAAATACAAGTATATGGGTCTAATGTCAAAACTTGGGAAGGTACTAACGTTACCCCTTCTACTACAATTACACCTACAGATGCCACTTATACTGTTACTGATGCAACTTTACCGTGGTCACTAAACATAACAACAAGAGACGCTGGTTTAGTGGAACAACACGACATCAACGAAACAATAAACACAACCTCTACTATTACTTCCTTATCTGTCTTCTCTCAGTAAGTCCAGTAAAGGCAGAAGAAGAGGCTAATCAATCTATAGCAGCTCCTAACGCTGTAGGAAATAGCAGCATCATTAACCAGAATATGCAGGTTAATCAAGGGGCTACTTCTAAAAATTATTATGGAAGGAACATCGTCTGCTCAACCCCTTCGATGTCCTTTACACCGTTTTATACAGGTAATGACTCTCAATCAGAAGCGTACACTATAAGCCAAGGATGGGGCTTCCAGATGAGCTTTATGGTTCCTTTAGGGGCTGAATACCATTCAAGCTGTAAAGAGCTGGTACAGAGGAATATAGCAAGGGCTGACGCAGAGAATTTAAAGGTCAACTACGACAG